TCTGGCTAATAATCGCGAGTATCCGTCGATTATTAGAAGGGTCATTCGCTCATTCAACTCTCCTTTGTTTCACCTACGCGAACTCTGTCACGCAGGCCGTGACTAACTGCTCCGACTAGGGCTCCCCTCAGAGAGACACCGCACAGACGATCCGAGCCTAAGCCCCTATTGGGCGGGCGAAAACTTAAATCTCTAACAGTCTGAACCCAGGCGTGCTGTGCATCCGTGCGTTACCTCTCCTAGGCAGCTACCCAGTCCTCTGTTGAGCAGAAGGGCATGCGAGTATCCGTTATCACTCCCTCACGTTTCCGCGCCGGTGAGCCGCTCGAACAAGCGCCTTCCCCTTTCCTTTGTCTGCCCGAAGGCGAGATGCCACACTCCTTGCATCTCCACTTTCCGCTCTCGACCCTCGTAATCAGCTGGTATAAACCACTTCTTACGACGCTTAGGAGTCAAGAGCTCCCTTTCCTCCTCCCACAACCCCTTGGGCCTGTAACTCAGGGCGTACTTGTATCTGCGAGCCGTCTTCATACTTAAAGAACTAATAAAAGTTCTCGAAGACGGCTGCCGATTTGTCTTACGCCCCTCGTTAAAAAGGAGCTCGTAAAGAGCTACCTTTTCCTCATACGTCGTCTCTTCGGAGACTTGTACGAGGCGGTCATCCAGGGGTACACTACAGGGCGGGGGTAATTGGCGGTACCACCGTTGGGTCCGGATCTGCTTGTAGACATTGGGAATCCATGACGGCATCCCGAGATCCTCCATACGGACGTGGTACCTCTTACAGATACCGCTGAGGCTAAAGGCGTCCATCCACTTAGGACCTGCTTTAATGCAGGCAGTGGCCAAATGACGTAGCCCCTCCACGGTATAAGCCTCGCCCCCCCCCCTCCGCAGGTTCTGGACCTCCTTCCAGACTTTTCCTTTTCTTAGAAAAGTCGTCGAGTTGATCTCGGCGACTACCTGGGAGACACAAGTCTTCTGGGTGTTAATCCTAAACCCAACGGGGTAACGGTTCAGGACATCCCTGCTTGTGCTCGAAATCAGGCAATCGTCGCCATTAATCAAAATCGACGATTTGGACCCTCTTGCTGCCCACTTAGCGGCGCAGTAACTTGTCAAGCAGAGGAGTGGAAAAGAGAGGTAGGTGCCCATCATCTGCCCGAACGTCACCCTCGAACCGCGTACCGTAGGGTACAACGACTCGCAGGCGAGTTGTTTAACACGACCGGGGATCGATGTGGCGCGCGACAATATAACACCGAGTAAAGCCTCGGTGACATCCAAGCGCAGCCCATCGGTTGCTCCCACCAAGTCCACGGAGGTCTGCCACTTGTAGCAGCAGACACGCTTAATCCGTGAGCTTTTGGGTGGTCCCTTCAGAAGCCATCCTGTCTTAGACAGTCTGTCGTATATGGCTTTATGAAGGGGGCCAAGGAGGTCGTACTCGACGGAAGGTATGCCTAGGGGGCGCACCTTCCCGGTACTGGGGACCTCCTTATAGCGGAGCCGGAATCTGCCTTTAACAGAAGAAGGCATTCGACCACGTCGGACCGCGACCTGAAACTCAGTTCTGCTACTGCTGCTAGCCCACCAGCCTGAACCCGTCGTAAGAGGTTCTTCTCTAGCGGAGGCTGACGGAATGAAGCTTTCGCAGAAACTGGTGTAGTTTCGGTCCCATCCGACGGGGAAGAAGCGTCGACACTGTCTTCTGCAGAATTCCCGGAAGTGGGGGGTGGCCTCGGGAGGCGTGGCTTGGCAAGCGTTGGCCTTCCACGCAGGGAATCCCGAGGGGGGGGGGTGTTTCTCGCAAGTGAGATTTGGGAGCGCACGTTTGATGGACGATAATGACTGAGCGAAGAGCCATCTATCGTAGCGCCCCAACCTTACGAGGTGAGGGAAGGGGCCGTCCCACCCGAGCTGGGCTCGGGGGAACGGCAGGGGGAAAGGTTTCTCCCCAGGGGGAGAAAGGAGATGAAGGAGATACTTGCCAAGATCGGCGGGTCCTAGGTCCGGTAGCTCACCTTTAGCTAGGTGAAAGCGAATCCGAACGACCTTCAGGCCCGACCTTATGGTCTCCTTAGTACGACGCTCGTTGACCGAGCAAGTACACCGTACGTTGGTACGGCGCTCGCTAGTCGAGCGTTGTACAGTTGGAGAGGGCACCGTCGCCGGTTTTATCCCTCCCGACCATCGTGCTGGTTCACGACAACGTACCATAACCGCAATGTTTCGTCGTTAGACTTCGGAGCGGTATAGCACAGGTATTTTGCGCAGGTCGCAAAATAGCC